AAGCGGGCCCGCGACCTGATCGCTGGCACCATCGCCACTGCCGACCTGTACGAGGAGTTGCGGGACGGCACCCGCTCCCGCTCCCGCACATTCCTGCGGCAGCCCGACCCGCAGCTGCTGACGTCCACCATGCTCGCGGCGACCGTTTCCGATCTGTTCTTCGATGGTGTGTCCGTCTGGTATATCACCAGTCGCTATTCGGGCACTGGCAACGCCCTGACCGACGGCTTCCCCGCTACGGCCATCCACATCCCCGCCTCGGCGGCGGCCATCTCATACGACACCTTGAACCGAGTGTCCAACGTCGTCGTGAATGGCAACAACGTAGATCCCCGCGACTGCCTCATATTCCGCCACTCCGCCGACGGCATCCTCACCACGGGCGCGTCCACCATTCAGACGGGCCTCTACATCGAGCAGGCCGTCAAGTCCGCGATGCGCCGTCCCATGCCGAATGTCAAGGTGAAGAACAACGGCCCCGATATGCCGGTGGACGACATCGCCGCGTTTATGGCCTACTACGAGACGGTGGTGCAGGAATCGGCAGCCCTGTACGAGTCGCGCAACGTCGAGGTGACGCCGCTGGGATGGAATCCCGAGCAGCTCGCGCTAGCCTCGCTCCGCAAGCAGCAGGCGACCGCGTTCAGCCGCCTCACCGGTGTCCCTGCCTGGTACCTGTCGGCCGAGTCGGGCGACTCCCTCACGTACTCGACGAACACGCAGGCCCGCCAAGACCTGTATTCGCTCACCCTCATGCCCTATTTGAAGACCATTGAGGACACCCTGACCCTCTATGCGACACCGCGAGGCTCAGAGGTGCACTTCGATTTCTTCGACTTCCTGCAGGCCGATCCAGTGGTGCGCGCCGACCTCTATTCCAAGTTGATCCCGCTCGGCGTCATGACCGTTCAGGAGGCCCGCGTCCGTGAGGGCTTCATCGAGGAGGACACCAACCTATGACCACCGTCCACCTGTCAGGCCGCATCGAGTCGGCCAGTCCCGAGCAGCGCACCATCGCTGGTCGTCTCGTCTCATTCGGTGAGGCCGCGAACCCGTCGGTCGGCCCTGGCACGGTCACAATCGCACCGGGCGCGGTTCGCATCCCCGAGGATGTCGGCTCGGTCGTCCTGAACGTCGAGCACGACAAGGGCGTCCGCATCGGCCGCCTCATGCTGGCCTCTCAGCACGACGACGGCGTGGACGGCGTGTTCAGCATCGTCAAGACCACCACAGGCGACGACATCCTCGCCGAGGCCAAGGCAGGCTTGCGGAACGGCTTCAGCATCGAGGGCGAGATCAAAGCCTCCCGCCGCCTCAAGGACGGCACCGTGGAGATCACGGCCCTAGACCTCACGGGCGCGGCCGTCACCTATCAGCCAGCGTTCTCCAGCGCGCAGATCTACGAGATCGCCGCATCCCTCGCCGAACCCGAGGAGACCCCTACAGACCCCGATTCGGAATCCGCCGAGTCGGCCCCACTCCCACAGGAGGAAACCGTGGAGATCGTCCACACTGAAGCCGTCGAGGCTTCCGCCGCAGTGGTGCCGACCGCACCCCTCGCGGCTTCCGCAGTCGCCAAGAAGACCCCGTCCCTCGGCGAGTTCCTCGCCGCTGCAAAGGCTGGCACCCTTGAGGCTGTCGTCGATCCGCAGGTGCTCGCCGAGAATCCCGGCATCGTGCCCGAGCCGATCGTCGGCCCCGTCATCGACACCCGCCTCGTCGAGCGTCCGATCGTCAACACCGCCCGCCGCGTGGCCCTGCCCGCTGGCAAGACCTACACCCGCCCGCTGATCACCCAGCACACCCTCGTCGGCCTTCAGGCTGACGAGCTCGACGAGCTGGTCGGCCAGCCGCTGAACATCACGTCCATCTCGTGCACCAAGAAGACCGCGGGCGGATACGTCCCCGTCTCCATGCAGAACCGCGACTGGACTGAGCCAGCAATCATGAACTACATCGGCGAGTCCATGGTCGGTTCCATGATCAACTTCACCGAGGCGCAGGCCGCCGCCGCGCTGGTCGCTGCCACCGTGCAGACCGAGGCGCTCCCCGCCGACGCCGATGCCATCGAGTGGGCTACCGCTATCGCCGGTGCTGCCGCGCAGGTGTACGCGGGCGTGGGCAACAAGCCCGACACCCTGTACGTGGCCCCCGACAAGTGGGCCGCGCTGGTCGCCCTGACCGACACCACGGGCCGTCCCCTGTGGGCGTCTGTGGGTGCGTCGAACAACCCGGGCACCGCTGACCGCCCGTGGGGCCTGAACCTCGTGGTCTCGCAGGCCCTCGCCGCTGGCACCGTAATCGTGGGCCGCTCCGAATACCTGGAGTTCGGCGAGGACGCCGATATCAGCCTGACGCAGGTCAACGCCAAGAACCTCGGTTTCGACATGGCGCTCGGACGCTACTTCGACGTGTACGTCACCGTCGCGGACGCGTTCGTCTCGCTGGAGCCCGCGGCCTGATGATCGTCCCCCTCGGCCGTCTACGGCAAATCCTCGGAGTCAACATCTCAGTCACCGATGAGACGTTGACCGAGGTCGCCTTGGCGGCCGAGGGGATGATCGTCCCCTTGCTCAAAACCGAGGACGCTTTAGGCGAGGTGATCGACTACACCCTCGTCCCGCAGGTGGTGGAGGGGATCACCAACGCCGCCGTGGAGGTATTCCGCTTCCGCAAGGCCCCCGGTGGGCAGTTCTCGGCGTTGGACATGACGCCTCAGCCGTTCGCCATGGGCCGCTACTTCGTGGACAAATACGCCTCGTTCTTCGTCGGCTACCTGAATCCCAAGGGGCTGATCGGATGAGCCAGACAGACACCCGCATCTGGCTGGCTGAGCAGTTGGCGCAGCTGCAGATCCCGAACGTCAATGTGTACCGCTACGCCGTGGAGTCCCCATCGGTGCCATGCGTCATGATCACGGACGGCGACCCCGTCGCGGAACTCGCCTCGGTCGGGGCCGCAGCAGTGACCATGAACCTGCGCCTTGTCTGCCTCGTCCCGATGCTCGACTCGGAGTCCTCGCAGCAGATGCTGGAAGTGCTGAGCGACTTCATCCTCCAAGGACTGCCCCGGGATCGGGTGCAGTTCTCGCTTGTCGGCCAAACCTCAACGGTGGACGTCGGCGAGTTTTCCTACTACTCGCGGGAGATCCCCGTCAGCCTGAAATTCCGTCTAGGAGAATAAGACATGGCCGTACTAATCACGGGTGCATCCCTCACCCTCTCAATCAACGGTGTCGACCGCTCGGGCATGACCACGAGCGCGACCCTCACCCCGAACGAGTCCCGCACCCACACCCACTACATCGGCGGCAGCCAGTCCGACACCCAGACGACCGTCGAATGGACGCTGGATGTCGAGATGGATTCGGACGTGTCCAAGACCACCGCGGGCTTCATTGAGGCGATCTGGGGACTCGCGTCCACCGCGCCGAACACCCCCGTCGCGTTCGTGCTGACCAACAATGAGGTCACATTCACCGGCAGCCTCTACCCGATGTTCCCGAGCATCGGTGGAAGTGCCACGGACGTGCAGACGGTCAGCTTCTCGTTCCCGACCGCTGGCACCCCGACCGCTGTCTGGAGCTAGACATGGCTCGCCGCTCCAGTGGGCGCGGCGCGAATGACCTGGTATATGCCGAGGTTGACGACCGCGCCCTGTTTATGAGGTTGCGCGGTCTCGACCGTGAACTGTCCAAGCAGTTGCGGAAAGACAACCTGCGCCTGTCTAAGCGGGCCGCCGTGGAGATCAGCGACGAGTTGCTCAATCAGCACATGGCCCCGCCGCAGACACGGTTGCTCGCCGAGTCGGCCAAAGGCAAGTCCGACCGGGTGATCGTCGTGCAGTTGGGCGGCACCAAGCGGGTGGGCTGGAAGTACGCGGGCAGCCGCAATGGGGAACGGCAGTACCGGAAGCGTGGCGGAGCGCCCGCTGGACTGCTGCTCTATGGTGCCAGGTCGGGATCGGTGCCCGCCGGGAAGAGCCGCGGCTTGCGGTTCGTCCGCCCGCACCGCTCTAACGGTTACTGGCCTGCCGATCTGGGCCGTGAGGCGGCTTTGATGGTGCTCGGCGAGTGGCGGCGGATCGCTGCCTCATACCTTGACAGGATCAGCTAATGGCCAAGATACCGCAGTTAAACATCCGCTTCGGCGCGGACACCAAACCGCTGAAGCGTGGCGTCAAACAGTCGCAGGGCATGATCGCTGGCCTCACTGCCGGGATCACTTCGGGGTTCATGAATGCCGCCTCTGCGGTGAGCAGATTCGCATTCACTCTCGGAGTCGAGGGAGTCAAGCAAGCCATCGAGGATGCAAAGGCGCAACGCATCCTCGCGAAACAGCTGAAGACAACGACGAAAGCGACCGATAAGCAGATTGCTTCAGTTGAGGATTGGGTCTCCGAAACCTCATTGGCTTATGGCGTCGTAGACGACAAGCTGCGCCCGTCATTGTCGCGGCTAGTCCGATCGACCAAGGACACCACCAAAGCTCAGAAATTGCTAATGACTGCGTTGAATATCAGTGCGGCTACCGGCAAGGACTTGGATGTCGTCACGGCGGCATTGGGCAAAGGTTTTGACGGCAATACAGCAAGCCTTGGACGGCTTGGCTTAGGTCTGGACTCGTCGTTATTAAAGGGCAAGAACTTCGGTAAAATTTGGGCCGAACTGGACAGATCGTTCGCTGGATTTGCCGCGGGCGCGGCCGCCACCACTGAGGGCAAGATGGCGCGGCTTAACATCCTATGGGACGAGGCCAAGGAGAAGATCGGCGAGGCGATGCTCCCCGCCTTGCAGGAGGTCGCCGACTTCCTGACTTCACCCGAGGGACAGGACGCGATCAACAACTTCGCGGAGACATTCGGTGACGCTGCCCGGGAACTAGCCGAGAACATGCCCGAGATAGCGGGAGCAGTTGGTAAGTTAGTGGACACAGCCTCGACCATGGACTGGGAGGCGTATCTGGGTTTGGCTAAATGGGCGGTGGCATTCCAAGCCGCCAAACTCGTCCCCGGCCCACCGCAGGTCAAGATTCTGGCGGCCATCGCGGCCTATCTCGGAGCGGACTATATGCTCTCGGACACCGACCCGATCACTGGACAACCCAAGGGCAACCCAAAGACCACCTGGACTAATGAGGACTTGAACAATATATACGGCGTCAACCCAAACGCACCCGCCTACTCAGGCACAGCAGGGCTGAAGCCCGGCATCGCAGGCGCGCCCACATTCAATTTCAACTTTAACCAGGTAACCGATCCATCCGCTGCGGCCAAATTCGTCGCCAAGACAGTCAACCAGTGGTCGGGTCAATACTGGTACAACGGCAGGGGCACTGGCTGATGTATTGGGATTGGACGATCCGCCTCGACGGGCAGATATTGAGCAACACGCTCGACGGGGTGCAGGTGACGGTCGGGGCGCAGAATCCCCTCGACCAGTCGATGCCCGCGTTCGCCACTATCACCATTCAGGGCCTGCCAGTGATCGGTGGCATTACCCGCTCAGTCGAGTGGTATCTGGGCCGATCGGTGGAGATCATCGTCACACAGTCGGGCACCATGGCGGGCGGGCGCATCTTCTACGGGCGAGTCACGCAGCAGACGACCACCCCGCTGGACGTCAAGAGCACCACGATAATCACCGAGCTCAACGCGCAGTCCTACATGGACAGGCTCCAAGAGGTGGACTTGGCGGCGTCCGACCTTCCTGCCGCCACCGAATACGAGCGCGTCTACAGCCTGATAGACCGCCAATTGTCGCCCTCGTGGGCCGAGCAGCCGTCCACCATGACCTGGGCGGATATCCCCTCGTTCTACGACTCCGACATAACATGGGCGGAGTGGGAGTACCCCGACGCCTACTATCGGCCGCTGCTCAAGGTTCCGAACTGGGTGCCCGGTGATCCCGATCCCTCCATCGAACTGGAGGCGTTCACGGGCGACACTACCGAGCTGCTCACCCACTCCATCGACATGGCGATGGGCTGCGGCGGTTGGGTGTGCGAGTACTTCGGCGGCATCGCCCCTGAGATTTGGTACCTGACACGCTCCGACCTGCTGAGCGGGGCCATCGCCACGGTCAATGTGGCGACCTCGGCGCAGGCATTCAGCCTCACCGACACGGCAGGCATCTGGGACGTCTACAACGAGGCGACCGTCGCCAACTCGACGCTCAGCGCCTCGGACGCCGACTTCGACTCCATGCAACGCTTCGGGCGGATGCCGCTGAACCTGACGTCCATGGCCGCCCTGGAGGCCGACCTGCAGACGATCGCCACGACCAAGGTCTCCGCGCTGGCCCGCCCGATCCCGAACTTGACCAGTATCACCCTTGACTACAACGCGCTGGCCTCGGGCGACCGCCTGTGGCACATGGCTGCCCCTATACGGCGTTTGACGGGCATCCCAGCGGCCTTTGGCGGCTCGGACGACTACTATGTCCGAGGCCTGGTGTTCAGGGGCTCTAAGGACTATTTGGCGGTAGACTGGGTGCTGTTGAACCGCAGGGCAATCGAACCGGGGCCCATGTGGCGCAACGTCAACCCGACGCTGACGTGGGCCGACCTCATAACCACATGGAATGATTGGAACAGTTAAATGGCAGGCACTACCACTAATTACGGGTTCCCTTACCCTACATCTAGTGATCTGGCGAAGAATGGCGCCTCGGCCATGCAGTCCCTCGCCGAGTCGATTGACACCCTGATCAGCAGTTCATCGGGAGCAGGTGCCCTGTTCCGTATCTTCTCCGACGCGACTTCCACCGGCCAGACGCAGGCGGGCACGACGTTCACGTCGAAGACCGATTGCCAAGTGTCCTGGACTACTGGCAAGTCGGGTATGTTCGCCGTCATCCTTTGGGCCGCTGGGACGAACGCCACCTTAGGTGAGGGCTGGAAAGCGCGGGTGCAGTTGGCGGGTGCGTCAACTGCGGCCACGAATGACATTACGCAGCGCAACACGGCATCCACGACGGGTGCTATGGTCTGGTTCTTCGACGGCACGCCGAACACGGCATCTACCGCCACGCTTCAGATCTGCGCCACCTCGGCAGGATCCACCGCCTCGGTCAGCAGTGCCGAAATTATGGTCGTGAACTTCGGATGAGAACCGCCGACCAAGCCCTGCGCTACATGTACGAGCTGCGCCGCGACGGCGCGACGGGCGTCAAGGGCTGGTGCCTCAAGACGTGCCGCCAGGCATGGGGACTGGCCCCTGACGCGCCGAGTGCGATCGTCGAGTGGAACAGCATTCCGGCGGAACGCAAGTCGCGCCGCTGGTGGCGGGCGCCTGCTGGTGCCCCGCACTTCTGGGCGGTCGGCGAATACGGCCATGTGGCGCTCCAGAGCCGCGTTAAGGGCTTTGTGTGGAATACGGACGCCCCGACC